ATGGGCGCAATCCAAAAGACCAAAGTCACCTACTATATGTGCGACTCCGATTACAACCTTATGACCGCGCTCGGATTGAGCGTGCCTCCTCAGTACCTCAATGTTAATGGTGTCACGGTGAGCGGTCGGACGATCACTTGCGAGGACTACTTCTTCCCCTTGTCCAGTCGTTGAGGTCGGATTTGGCAATCAGTGGAATGACGATGTTGCCGGGAACAAGGTTCTCGCCTTGTATGACGGTGCCACCAACAAAGACCGCATCAAATACTTCGGAACTACCGCGAGATATTGGTGGCTTCGTTCCACCCGCCCGTGGTACCTGCCAACAGTGCCGCGGTGGTGAGCCCGGATGGGTCGTTGAGCAACGGCAGTGCCAACTATTCCTACGCGGTCGTTCCCGCTTGTTCGATTGGATAAGACAATCCTTGAATCCAAGCCCCATTCGCGTTTAGCGATGGGGTAAGGACGATGGAGGGAATATGTCAGTACCGCAAGGGAGAAAGAGGAGAGACGAAGTTAGCCGTGATCGATGTTGCGGAGAATCTTGCCGTCTACACGATTCAGTGCGTGACCAATGAGAATCACTTCCCGAAAAGGTATCGGTGGTGCTTCACGAAGGAAATATCGGACAAGGCAATCGAAGTCGATTACCTTCTCCACGGCGCAAACGGAGTCTATCCGACAACCATATCCGATAGGAAAAAGCGCATTGAGAGGATAACCGATGCGCTCGTGGCGGTAGGCGAGTTGCTTGCGCTGATAGCCTTAGCCAAGAAAGCCTATGGCATAAAACTTGACGGGATAGCCTATTGGCTAGAGACCGCCACCTACGAGAAGACCCTCATCCAGAAATGGAAGACATCCGAAGAGGCTATGCTGAAAGACGAGTTGAAGAGACGAGACGATTCCAATAAGGTGAGCATCCCTGATAAGGAGTCTCATAACGGTGAGTGACTATACTTCCGATGTGGCTTCGTTCCACCAACCCGTGGAACTGCAACAATGCCGCAATGGTGAACCCGGATGGGTCGTTGAACAACAACAATGCCAACAATTCCAACGCGGTCGTTCCCGATTGACAAAGGAGATTGAAGTAAATATGAACCCTGAAATCCATACCGAAACACCCTTTGACAAGGAGTCACCTTCCGTGGCTCAACCAAACGAGCCGAAATCACTTCAAGGAGGACGAGGGTCGGTGACCCGATTCCCTCTATCACCCTCCTTTGCTCTTACCGCCAATCTAGACAACCTTTACAAGGCTTCGCAAGAGTGCCGAAAGGAAGTCAATTGGAAAGATAGCGTGCTTGGATTCCAAGCGAACATCATCACGAATCTCGTAAAGCTCAAACGCGAACTCCTCAATGGGACTTACAAAATGAGACCTTATAAGAAGTTCGAGAAGACCTTGGTGTTTCCGCTCAAACAAGGAATAAACTACCTTGGTTGGCGGTACATACTCAAAGCGAACGGAAGAATCGTTTGCAAGCCGAGGTCAGGCAAGATAGCCAAAACGAAGAGGAAACTCGTCAGGATGGCTGATGCCGGGATTCCGCTCGATACGATACGGCAAAGTTTGGATTCGTCAATCGCCTCCCTGAAATGGGGCGATGCGAATAAAGAAATCGCGGAACTGAATCGGTTCTACGAGGAGGAAATCAAAAATGGACTTCACGAAAAAGACGAAAGGCGAAAGGGAGATTGAGCAAACCGCTTTGGCGGCTCAGGCGCAATCCGAATCGCTGAACGAGAAGAGCGAACGAGACAAGGCTATCTCAGCCAAGGTCAACGAGCAATTCCCCACGAACAAGGAATTGGCGATCATCCGCAAATGCCTCAAAGCTCTTTTGGACAAGAACGGAATCACCATCGCTGAGTTCGAGGCTTGGAACGCTTACGCGGAGCAAGCGGTGGCATCCAATCCCAAGAAGGAATAAGGTATGAACGATATGGATGGTCTTTTCCAAAGACTGAGCGGTTACAACCTCGGTACTGACACTCCGATGGTCGTTTCAATCGCTTGCGCTCTTTCCGGGACAACCGCATCGCTCACCGTCACTCAGCCGACAATCGTCAGCCAATTCGATTCCGTCAAGGTGCAAATCGATTTGAGCGGTGGGGCAAGCGGAGGTAAATCGGTCGCGCTTAAAGTGAACCGCCCTGATTACACACCTTCATCTTCCACCGACTTCGAGTATTGCTTCCACCTCGTCCCAAGCCTCACGAAGCAAAACCGCTACGAACTTGACTTGTCCAAGGCTCTAAGAGCCGCCAACAAAGGTCATCCGTTCGCGGTTGGGGAGTCCCAGCATTTGACTTACCAAGTCTATGTTTGCGACAAGAACGGGACTGAGTACTCGTCAGCATCGCGGAGCGACTTGTCGCTTTGCGAGACTAACCTTGGCGATTACCCGGAAGACGATTTGGATAGGGCATTTGCCCTTCTAAATAAATTGGAGGAAGCGCAATGAAGGTACTCATCCAAGAGAAAGACGGAACGAGGAAGCCAATCGACCCCAAAGACATAATGGTCGATGGCGTCAGCCTAGACAAAGTCCTGTCTCGGCTGTCAACCTTGGAGATTGCTGTCCCCAAAAACAAGGAATCCGCTGACGGCTCAATCAAGGCTTTGAAGGAAGCCGTGACTGGTCTCGCCAAGGATGTCGATACGATCAAAGCCTATTTGGTTAAACAAGGAGGGTTAAGAAAATGACCTACTTACTATTGGCAATCGCCTCGCTCTCTCTTCTGGGGGCAAGCAACAACATCAAACCTACCGTCTTGCAAGCGGAGGGAGAGCCTACTTCTAGCGAAGTGGCTACATCGTCAGCGGAAACATCGTCCTCGACTGATTCGAGCAATTCAACCGACACGGACATCACCGATGAGCAAGAGAGCGAGTTGGACAAACTCGTTGATGCCATCACCAACTCCAATTGGTGGAAGGGAGTGTTCGCCGCCGTCATCGCTTGGCTGACCGCCAACGGTGCAACTTTGCTAGGACTAGCAATCGGCTTGCTCCGCCAACGCGCCAAAACCGCTTTGGCTGAATCGAAGTACAAAGCCGATGTCCAACTGATTGCCGAGAAGTTCTCGGTGAAGGAAGACGAACTCGAAAAGAAACTCGACTCGAAGTTGGATAATGTCATCGACACTTGCGTTAAGACCCTCAAAGAAGCCGGGAACGAGAAAGCCGCTGCCGAGCTTTTAGCCGGGGTATCGTCCTCGAACAAGGTCGATGCCATCCTCAAAGAAGAGGAATCTAGCCAAGAGGATAAGTGATTATGTTCCCGAATCTCCCCAAATGGACGAATCGGAAACTCAGGCGGTGGATTGTCATCGCCAACATCCTAGTCATCGGATTGTCTTACCTCGCTCCTCTCATCACGATTTTGTGTATGTGCTGGAAGGGAGGGGATTCCGATGGCGGAGGAAAGTGGAAACTCCCCATCACCGCGTTGGTAATCTTTTGCGCTTTCGTCTTCGCGATGTCGCACTTCTTCAAGAAGTCCATCGGCAAGATGTCCATCTACGACAACAAGTCCCAGACCTTGAAGCACATCCTCGAAGCGGTATCCAGACTCATCGTCCCGGTCACGATCATCGTCATCAGTTCGTTGTTCGCCACTTGGATGAAAGCGAGATTGGACTTCTATGTCGAGATGATAATCGTGTGCCTTTGCTTCTATGTGTCAGGGTCTTTGGTCGATAGGCTTGTGCTTGGTTTCCTCGATGATGAGAGGTTCATCCGTGACGAGGCTAAGAAAGCGAACGCGGTTTCCGATAGACAAACGATAGTCAAAGGCAAATAATGATAGAGGCATCCATATTGGACACCTCCTTAAAGAAAGACCACGGTTTGGCTTCCGTGGTCTTTTCTTATTTCCGATTCATCAGCGTTTGGATGTACTCGCCTCCGAGTAGATGTCCTTTAGGTAAGGCTTTGGGTCTACCTTTCCTTGGACGATCATCACTTCGAGTTCGAGGTTCGAGCATTTGAGTCCGAGCTTTTCCTTCAATTCGCTGATTTGGATTGCGTGTTCGTTGTAGACCGCATCCCAATCATACTCTTGCTTTGGCACCGTCCTTTTCCTCCTTCCTCGAAACCTTTACCAAGAATGGCTTGTAGACAAGACCATCGATTCTTCTGGAGTGGCGGCGCCTCAACTCGAATATCCTCAAATCCATATCACCACTTCCCTTGGTAGAGCCAATTCATATGCTCTACCAACTCCATCACGCAATCGCTGATGTAGTCCCTAAGACCGAATGGATAGGTTTGCCATTGATCGTCCAACTTGGACACCTCTTTGGTCACGGCATCGCTCAAATCGACCAAGGAAGGTCTTTCGCCCTTGAAATAGAATGGATTGCAATCCTCCCCGGTCAAATCCTTGAAGCACCTCTCAGCGATAGCGCCGATGTTCATAGGCATCAAATAGCGATGGATTGAGTCGGTGAGCGTGAAGAGCGGTTTGACCGAGAACGAATAGTTTCCGAAATAAATCTCGGCAACCTCCAAATCCTCCCATAGCGTCACCTCGCTCTTGTCCGCTCCGCCATTGGTCTTGCTGACGAAATCGGAAGGGCGGAACTTGTCAGCCGTTGTCATATCCGAATCAGTCCCATCGTACAAATCGACATTGCCCCATCCGATGATAGTTCCATCGGCTTTCCGCTCGATGATTCTCCTGATGGGCTTCCCGTTGTTGAATGTCTCCATAGAACCTCCTTGCCTATTTTGGCGATTCCATTATATAAAGATGTTTCCGAAGTGTCAACGCAAAACATTGCCAAAAAGTAAATAGTTTGTCGTTGACTATAAGTAAATATTGATTTAGACTAGTTCCGAAAGGAGGAAAACTATGGACAAAGACTTGCTCATCCGAACCGCCAGATTCCAATACGGAAGCATCAAAGCGTATTGCGAGAAGGTCGGTTTCAGCAAACAACGCTTCTACGCGGTTTGCGGTTCGCCCAATGTGTCCGACTCGATGAAGGAGAAACTATCTTCCCCTCTCGCGCTTACACCAACTGAGTACAAGAAGATTTTCGATAAGTGAAAAAGGAGGTTCCAATATGGAACAACAAAACAAAGAAGAGACGATCATCATCCAAGGCGATACGGTCGAACCGCATCCCTTTTCGCTTGCGGTCATCAACGGCAAGCCAGAACTCCAAGGAATAGAAGCCTTGAAGAATGTGGTCGACCGCAAGGTAAAGGTTATGCAAGCCCAAGCCGTCAACATCGGTGACCCGGCAAACTGCGACACTCTCCGAACCGACAACAACAACTATGTGAAAGAGGTCGAGCAACAAATCACCGATGCCGAGAAGAAGTACCTAGAGCCGTTCGATGCCGTCATCAAGCAAATCACCGATGCCTTGCAACCGCTCAAAGACGAGAACAAGGCTTTCGCGCAAAGAATCCTCGAAGCGAAGAAAGCTCGTTTCAAAGAGACCGTCCGCGCTGAGTTCTCGCTCCTCGCTTTGGCTGATGCCAATGGCGAACTGCCAGACTTCGAGGCAATCTATGACCCAGCGTGGTACGGAAAGACCGCAAGCGTGTGGAAGCAATTCCTCGCCCTCAAACTGAAAAAGGAGCGCGAGTCGGCAAAGAAGGTTGTCGCTTATGTCAAGGTGACCACCGACCAAGGAAAACTCGATGACTTGGAAGCCTACCTCATCAGCAATCGAATCGTCTACGAAATCAACAAGGACTTATAAAGCAATGGAACAAATCAAAGAAGAAAAATCGACTCCGCGCGATAAGACCCTAAATCTCTTTGAGAGGCTTCTCGCCATCTCGATGGAAATCGGGTATGTCAACAAGAACCTCGTTGTCGGAATCAAGCAATCGTCCTACAAAGCCGTTGGCGAAGCCGATGTCTTGGCGGCGGTCAAGCCTCTGGAGAAGAAGTACGGTGTCTATTCCTACCCGGTCAACCGCGAGGTCATCGAGAGCAAGGTGTCCGAGTCGCAAGGCGATGGCTACACAAAATACACCTACTTTGAGCGCATCAAGGTGACCTACCGCTTCGTCAACATCGATGACACGAAGGAGTTCATCGACATCGTGTCCTATGGCGATGGCATCGACCCCGGTGACAAGTCGGTCGGAAAGGCGATGACCTATGCGGACAAGTACGCGCTTCTCAAAGCCTACAAGATTATGACCGGGGAAGACCCAGACCAAGACCCAAGCGACCCCGGAAGCGACAACGGATACCAATCCCAAGTCCAAGGAAAACCGCAATCGCCTCAAAAACCGCAAGGAAAGCCCCAAGGAACGCAAAGCCAAGCCAAACCGAGTCAATCCCCGTCCGACCAGACAAACGCTCCTAGCGATGAGCCTATGGCTTCGCAAAAGCAAAACGAGTTCGTTCAGCGAATCCTTTCCGAGAAAGCGGTAACCGCTGATATGGCGATGAGGGAAGTCGGCATCGACTACACCAAACCGCTGACCAAGAAGCAAGCATCGGCATTGATCGATTGGCTCTTGAAGCAAAAGTCCAAGAGCGCGGATGAGCCGAAGCAAGATGATAAGAAGGAGGAACCGTCAGCGGTCACACCAATCCCGGATGACGATTTGCCGTTCTAATGGCACTCACACCGAGGCAATGGTGGCTCTATGGCTACATCAAAGCGTACAACGAACGCTTCCCCGACAAGTGGCTGACTCAGCGCGACATCGTTACCGCCAACAATGTAGATGTCCTCTATCCGCACGATGACCGCTATCACATCTCCGACAATCCGAACGCGCACGACAAGTGCATCTCCATTTGGCTCGATGTGGCGGCGATCAACCGCTCGATGGAAGTAGACAAGATTATCCTCATCAACGACCAACACCTACAAGATGCCGACATCGAAGAAAGAAGCCGAGAAATACTTCTCGATGGTCGTAAGAAAGCCGCCTTGCGTATCTTGAAGCGGTATTGGATTGCCATCGATAAGGTCGACCGGGACGGTCAAGGGAAACTCCTCAGCGACCAAGAGCGAGAGATAACGAAGCAAAGCCGAGCCAAGGAGTTCTACGAGTCGTTCATCAAGGAAATCGATTCCGCTGATGACGAGGAAGGAGGCGATGAAGGTCAGTGACCGAAGGGGGAGGCGATGAACCTCCCCTTTGAAGGAAACGCTATCCCACAAAAGTGGGAAAGTGGTAGACTTGAACCAAGGAGGGAAAATTATGATTCGCAAGAAATACGGAATCAGCATCAAAATCAGCCCTGAGAACCATCAGCGTTTGAAGGATTATTGCAAGCGCAACGGATTGGTTATGGGCGCGGTTCTGGACAAGTCGGTCGAGCTTTACTTGAAAGGGAGGGAATGATATGTCCGAATACTCGAAGGAGAAACTTTACTACCTCAAACTCCCGAAGGAGTTCTTCAACGAATACTATGTGAAGATTCTGGAGGGTATGCAAAACGGGGACAAGTACCTCATTATGTATATGAAACTGATGTGCGAGAGCATCTCCCACGGTGGCTATCTCCGATTCTCGAAGGAAGTCCCTTACACCCCGGAGATGATCGCCTCGATAACCAACACCAACATCGATGTCGTTAGAACCGGGATTAAGGTCTTGGAGGACTTGGGTCTTATGGTCGAGACCGAGGAAGGTTCTCTCTTCTTCCCCATAGTCGAGAAACTCACTTGCTCCACCACGATTGGCGCGGTCAACAAGGCGATTCAAAGGCAAGGAGGACAAGAGGCGGACATTTGTCCACCATATATTAGAGACTTAGAGTCTAAATCCTTAGAGCCTAAATCCTTAAAGATGAAACAAGATTTAACAAGATATAAGCAAGCGGAGTTGCTTGCGATTCTCTTGGACTTCGGATTCTTGGATGAAAGCGAACTGCAAGACCAGCAATGGGACGATTACTTGGATTGGTGCGTTTCCGAACACGGCTATGTCGACACCAAGATAAAAGTACGCTATGTGCTGATGTCAATCTCCTCGTATGTTAGAACCGGGGAGTTCGACAAGATGGGGAAGCCTTACTTCCATTGGAGAGTTGACGAGATGCCAGCCAACAAATACCGTTGGTTTATGGTGTCGGTCTACAACAACCAAAAGGCGGCCATCCCCAAACGCGATGACAAGGAGGTGACGATGGATGATTATGCCGAAGCCGCCAAAAAAGCGTTATAGGACTGAGGTCGTGATAAATGGTAAAAGCTCGATTCGCAACGAGAGCGAAGCCCAAGCCGTCTCCGACATTATGAGGGAGTACGGAAGCCGAGTAGTGACGATCAACGGCTCGGAGCATAACGGAATCCCCTCAATCTCAGCGGTGATAAAAGATGGATAAGGAAAAGTTGCGCTCCGAGTTGGAGCGGAGGTTGGCTGAGATGAAGCCCCGTCTCAAACCGACCGATAGGGTTCGATGGCTATGGGGCTATGCCGATGCGCTTGAAGACATCATAAAGGAGTTGGACAAAAAATGAGCCAATACAAAGAAGATATGAAGAGAGTCGAGGAAGCGTTGTGCAAGGCATCGCTTGATACCTCGACCGCCGCCGCCGTCAATCCTTGCGTTATCCGTTTGAACAAACTTGCTTCTATTGCCGACAACATCGCGAAGCAATGGGAGACCACCGGGAAGGACTACGAGAAGAAACTATCGTTGCTTCCGCCTGACGGTTCCATCGACTTCGATGAGATTTTCAAAAGATTCGAGCCTTTGGCGAAGTGCGACCAAGAGGCTTTGGTGTTCGATATGCTGAAATCAATCTCCGAGTTGCAAGACAAGTACAACCAGACGATGCGGAGGATGCCGACCGACTTCGCCAACCTCGATGCCCATTCCATCTTCGATGACACGAACGCGCTTTGCGCCTTGAACGCGAAACTCGAAACATACAATATGCTCGTTGCCTTGTTTTTGGAGTCGAGCGACTTCGAGAAGTCCATCGGTGTGAGCAACCGCGAGTTCCTCATCCGCGCCATGCACAATGAGTTGGACAAAGACAAGAAGGAAAAGGGGAACAAAGCGTGAAAGCCTATCAAGTCGTTGGCGAGAGGATTGACGGAGGAGTAGACATTCTGGAAGAGTCGGACGATCAAAAGCAAGCGTGGCTAGACTTCGCGTGGCAAGAAAGGAATCAAGATATGAGAAAGTTCAGCGTTTGCCTTAGCAACAAGCACGGTGTTATGGTGTTCATACCCTATGTCGAATCGCGCTCCAGACTCGGAGCGTACCTCAAAGCGATCAAATACAAATGGTCGCACGAGTCTGTCTTGGTCGATGGCTATTATGCCCACCGCTACAAACTCCGCCATTGGAAGGTGGCGAGAATCGAGGAAATAAAATGAAGAAAGTGGAATCCGTCCTATCCGTATCAGTACACCATCTTGTCGATGAGGAAATCAAGAAGAGAGTCGAGCTTTTGTCCCATCGTGACGGAATCTCGATGTCCGAGGCTTTCCGCCGCATCATTATGAAAGGATTGTCAAAATGAACCGAATCACAAACCAAGACGGAACCGTAAAACTCTCCCCGGTCAATACCGAGAGGAAGCAAATCGACTTCGCCCTAGCCAAATTGTCGAAATTGGAGGACTTGGAGGAGCGCTTGCAATGCGAGATTGGAGTCGTGTTCTCCGCTCTCCATAGCGGTATCTACTATCTTGAATACGACAAGAGGAAGCAACGCTACAAACTCGTCCGCGTACTCGGAAGCCAAATCAAGATTATCGATGACGGGAATCTCTACGACTTCGAGTTCAAAATCCGCCACAAAGATGTTTATGTCGGAGTGTTCAATTACCGCCACACTTGGTTCTTGGACGCTCAGTCGGCAATCGAAAGGATGGAGGCAAGCAATGGAGACCAAAGCATTTGAAGGTAAAAGCATCGTCACCGGGATAAAGGAAAGCGACTTCGATGCCTTGTTCGAGAAATGCCCCAAGTGGGCTTTGACCGCCAATGGGAAGATATTGCGGACATCCTACGGACTCAACGAGTACGGCAAGCAAGAACTCAGGCGGTTGGAGGCTGAGGTCAACGGATTCGGTCTCGACATCTTCTGGGACGAGTGGATGAAAGACCGCGATGGCAATTGCCGAGGCAGCGCGTATTGCTCAGGGACGATGATCGCTTTGGCTGACTCCAAGTCGGTTCTTAGAGCCTACCGAAAGCATCTTGGGATAAAACCATATCGGAAGCCGAGACTGAGCAAGCGCATCGAGAAGATGGTGAGGGAATCGCTATGAAGTGCTTCCTGTGCGGATGCCAAGCGACCGACCGCCATCATATCTTCGGTGGGGCGAATAGACCCAAGAGCGAGAAGGACGGTTTGGTGGTTATGCTTTGCCGAAAGTGCCACAACGAACTCCACTTCGGAATCCACTCGCGAGAACTGATGACCAAACTGAGGAAGTACGGTCAACTCAAATGGGAGAGAGAGCATCCCGGTAAGTCGTTTGCCGAACGCTATGGCTACAACTACTTGGACGATGACGATAGGAAAGCGATTCAGCCGGGGACTGACATAATCCCCTTGGACGAACTCATCAAGGAATTGGAGGTGAAATAGGATGCCTAGCGAATACATTTGGTGCATAGGGATGGCGATCATCATCGTCTTGTTCGTGATTGCCGCCATCTTCCATTCCAAAAACAAGTAGACCTCTTGACGGAGGTCTTTTTTACTCATTTACTAAATGGCAACAAATGACTATTGACTATGTGGAAACAATAGCATAGACTAATGATGCCATAAGGAGGCAAAATAATATGAAAGGCTACAAAGACGAAGGGATAAGATACCGCGTTGCGCGGTACGAAAGGAAAGCATGAAAATCATCGACTGCCAAACAACCAAAACTGGCATTTACGCCATTATGACCGACCAAGAGAAGATCGACCTTCTTACCAAAGTGGCGCACTGGATTGAGTCGAATACTAAATCTGAAAGGCAATACCACACGAACTACGGGATAATCGAAGAAATCACGCACCACGGAAGCGGATATTCGTCCGCGATTTGCGAAGCACTTGGCGTTGACCCCGATTCCCACAAGTGGATAGCGGTCGAAGAAAGGAAAGCATGAGCAAAATCATCAAGGAGAACGGTGATTATCCTCACTTAGAAGTTCTAAACAAATAAAGGAGAAAACAAATGAAAGGCTACAAAGGATTCGACAAGGATTTGAAATGCCGAGGGTTCCAGTACGAAGTGGGCAAGACCTATGAATGCGAAGGAAAGGTCGTTCTCTGCGAGAATGGATTCCATTTCTGCGAAGACCCGAAGCAATATCCGTGGTTACTACGCCGACTTGACCACTTGCCGCTACTGCGAGATCGAGGCATCCGGGGAGATCATCAAGGCGACGGCAAATGCGTTTGCTCGAAGATAACCATCGTCCGGGAAATCCCTTTGCAGGAGTTCCTCGCTCTTGTGTCAATGAAGGATCTGGATGGGCGAACGAGGGCGACTCGAACAAGGGCGACTGGAACAAGGGCGACTCGAACGAGGGCGACTCGAACAACGGGCGACTCGAACGAGGGCGACTGGAACAAGGGCGACTGCAACGAGGGCGACTGCAACGAGGGCGACTCGAACAAGGCGACTGGAACAAGGGCGACTGGAACAAGGGCGACTCAACGAGGGCGACTCGAACGAGGGCGACTGGAACAAGGGCGACTGGAACAAGGGCAACTCAACATCGGTTCATACAATCGCGCCGATGGAGCGTGCGGAATCTTCAATACGGACGGAGGTTGCGTAATCTTCAACAGATACACGCCGATGAAGCACATCGAAATCGAGAAGACGGACGGATACCGATATTTGGCATCGTGCGTCGCGATGCGCCGCGAACCGACCGAAGACGAATTGGCGGAGATTAGGAAACTGCCGAACTTCGACGAGAAGGTCATGAACGAGCTGATTTTCGGGAAAGGAGACAAAAAATGAGAATCGGGTTCATCAGCGGAAGCACCGATGTAGGTTGCTTCTACATCCTCGGTGGGGACAACAAACTCCACAAGGTCGATGTCGGCTCGGACGGTATGTTCTCGTTCGACATCGAGGACTCGCCAATCCGCGCCAACTCCCAACTCCAACTAATCCGGGAAGAGACCATCGCTGACCCGAAAGCGTTTGTAGGAGGATGCGAGGGAGAGAGCGTATACGCGGATGACGGTGCCGCCGAACTCCTCAGTCGGAAAGGCGCGATCACCATCCGAAAGTACCTCGTCAAAAACCAATGGTTCGTGCTGACCGAAATCACCTACCAGAAAGGGGAACTTCCGAGACAAAACTGAAACCAACCAAACCATCCCTCGCTTGCCGAGGGATTTTTTTATGCTTATGATTAACGGAGAAACATCGTTAATCGGCAAGCGCAAGCCTCTACCGATGGAGGTAACAAGATGGAAAACAATGTTGGGTTCGCTTCTACTGCATCGACTTGGGTAGCCGACCACAAGAGGCGCATTTTGGTGAATGTGTCATCGGCTATTATGATCGTCATCATTTGCGGTGTTATGGGTTGCTTCGACTTCTTCACGATGAAGTTCGACATCACGAGGCTTATGGAAGTCCGCTATTGGAGTCACATCTTCGCGCGGACGGTTTGCCTCATTTGCGCGTTGAACATCGGCATCAATATGTTCCAGCCATACGCTGAGGAGCGGAACTACCTACTCCAACGCGATTCCATCCGCTATGACGGATTGGTCGGGATGAAGGAGCAAAAGTCCTTCGAGGGATTCATCTTGCTCGACTTCAATCCCCAAGAGAAGAAAAAGGCTTGGGTGGCGCACATCAACAAGAAGATAAACACGCTCGGTAGGTTCGCATCCGACAAATCGCGGATGCTATGGGGTCTACCTCAGGAGAAGCTCGATGCCAACCCTTCGCTGAAAGAGGCGAAGCGGAAGTCTTGGTACTGCAAGAAACGAGCGGTTCTCGAAGAGATGAAGACCGAGCAATGGATGAACAACAACATCGACTCGCTCCGCGTTTGGACTTTCCACGCGATAGACCCATCGGTGTTCGACCTCAGCATCAACGGCAAGGAGAAATACTCCGGGTACAAACTGACCGCCCATAGCGGATTGGCTCGTTCCTCCAAGACCGCCACATCGTTGATGTCATTCATCGCCATCTCGATGATGATTACCGTGTGGTATATGGAACTCGATGAGCAAAGTCTCGTCAACTCGGTGGTCGGATGGCTCAGTTGCGTTATCAATGTTTGCCTCGATGTGTCATTCGTCCTTTGGCAGTTCCTCCGTGGCTCTCTCTACACCACGAAACTTGTCGAGGACGAAATCCACCGACCTTACATCGACCGCACGAGGATTCTCGTTGAGTATTACAACTCGGGAAAATCGCCTTTGAAGAAGGAAGACTACCAAGCCAAGGAGAAAGCGATCACCGATGGGGCGAACCAAACGGTCAGCGACATCCAGAAGCAAGCGAACCTCGCGAAAGAACAAAAGGACTTGGCTAGGCTTGTCGCTCTCCAGAACGACTCCGAGAAGAGAGTCCACAAAGAAGACTCCTTCGGGGGCAAGTTATGAGCGCGGACGGTGTTCTTCCTTCTCCGAAGAAGGAAGGGGACGGAATCGCTTCGACTCCTTCTTCTAACAAAGAAGAAGAGGGGTCAGCCCAAGGGAAGACGGACGGACGGATTGAGACCGCTTCGGCAACCGCGCGCGAAATGCGCGAGCGTGTAATACGATGGCGCAAAAAGAGGCTATCCGAAAATCGAAGCCGAACATCTTCGCCGAGGATTCCAAACTCGACAAATCTTGGTACGATATGAACGATCACGACCGAAAGGTGAAGTTCGAGCTTTTCGCGAGATTGAAGCAAGCGACCCCGGCTAAGATGGCGGCGGTTCTCGGCGTGGACGAGAAAGCGTTGAACGCTTGGGTACATTCATACTACGGAGGGAATAGGCGCAAGGACGAATCGTACCTTTCGAGCAAAATAAAGATGCTCCAAGACCGGGGCGAGATGTTCTTCTACTTAAACCAGATGGGATTGGCTCAGTCCGAGCCGTCTCTTTGCTCATTCGTTGGCAAGGCGGTATACGGGCAAAAGGAAGACTCCGGGAAGACCGAGTTGGATTTGTCCGATTACTTCAATGTCGTTGTGAAGCCTAAGACGGTTGGGAGAGCGTGATGCTTACCTCTCCGCGCTATCAAAATTGGGCGGACTCGGTTTACAACTATCAGTTCTCAATAGCCGAGGGTTCTATCCGCTCCGGGAAGAGCGTGCAAGCGGTTCGGTGCTTTGCCGACCAAATCATCGCTTGCCGTGTCCAGACCGAGGCACTTTTCCTCGCTTGTGCGGTAAACGAGTCGATGGCGCAAGCGTTGATTGGCGAGTGCAACGGATTCGGCTTGCGCTTCATCTTCGGGAACGCTTGCATCTACAAGAAGTACAAAGGTCGTAACGCTCTCTTCATCCACTATGTCATCAACGGGAAAGACTTCACTCGATGGGTCATCTTTTGCGGTGGCTCTAAAGCCGGGTACGAGAACGCGATTAAAGGTCTTTCCATCCAAGGCGCTGAGATAGAGGAAATCAACCTCCAGACCGAAGCGTTTGTTAACGAGGTTCAAGACCGTATGGCGGTGGCGATAGACCATTCCTCATCGGGACGATGAACCCTTCGATGTCAAAGCATTGGATTTACCGCGACTTCATCGACTCTCCATCGAGGGGAATACCGAGCGGAAGGATGAACTACCTACACGCTACATTGGTCGACAACCCCATTCTAACCGCTGAGAGTGTGAAGCAAATCCAAGACACCTACGACAAGGACTCGATTTGGTACAAAGGCTACATCCTTGGGGAGCGTATGAACCCTGCCGGGGCGATTTATCATGGTTCACGAATACAATGTCATCGACAAAATAGAACCCGAATCCTATGACTCGTATGTGGTTGTTTGCGACCAAGGAGAGACCATATCCGCCACCGCCATCACTCTCGATGCGGTCAAGTACGACAAGGACAAAGGCTTCTACCATATGGATGTCCTCAAAGAGTACCACCACATCAACTCCAACACCGGGGATGGCGAGAAGCACTTCGAGGACTACGCGAACGACCTTGCCGACTTCGTTATCGAGTCATCGAAGGTTATGTCATCGTTCCCAAGCAAAGTGATCGTTGACCAAGACCCGGAGTTCTACCACCAAGCGGTCTTGGCTTTTCAGCGCAAAGGGTTAGACCCCTACATCATCCAATTCCCAAATAAGCTCGAAATCGAAGACCGAATCAAGCGCGGTGTCGGTTTTATGCACAAGGGTCAGTTGCGGTTTTACAAGGATTGCTCGAACACCATCGAGGACTTCAAGAACGCTGAGTATGACGAGAAGGAAATCGAGAAGACCGGGAAGTTCGTCCGTATGAAGGTCTACACCGAGGGATTCGGTCACCTTGATATGGTCGATTCGGTCGAGTACGCTTTCACCTTCTTCCTCGATGTCCTTGACCCCGAAAACGAATCAGCGGATTGATAATCGGAAGGAATTGGGCAAAAATAGTGCATATGCAAGAGAACACTCTGGCGAACCGTGGCGAGTTCAACACCTCGTTAGAACCGCAAATCCGCTCCGCTCCGATGGCGAACGGATACCAAGCCAACCAAGGCGATGTCGTTTTCTTCCAATGCGATTTGGCTGAGATGTTCGGTACTAACTTGGACTACCCCGGAATCCGTGGGGCTTTGAACCAAGCGTTTTACGAGTCGAAGCGATACATCCCGGTCGATACGGGGCTGATGAAGTCATCCTACACGATGAGACCATTGTCCGACACCTTGGTCGAGCTTTTCTTCGACCCGGCAAAAATCATCGGTCAGGAGCGCAAAGGTCAAACCGTCAAGGAGTATTATCCGAAATGGGTCGGCTCTAGCGGTTCAAGCAACTCCGCTTGGAATTGGCTGACAATCGTTATGAATCACTTTTATGATAGACTAATCAAAGAAGTGAGGGCTTTGTCCAAGGCGAAGGAAGCAAAGGAGCGAGAGGAGGTCGGTCGCACCGCGATAAGCGTGACCGATGCCGCCATCGCCATCCAAGCGACATTGAACGCCACCGAGAAAGCGTACTTGAAAGCCCAAGTCGATGCTCGGAAGCAAAAGAGGCTAAACGATTTGGCTGAGGCGAAACGGCAAAAGGAAATAAGGGACTCGGTGAGTTCCTATAAGGAGGTTTGATTATGGGATGGTTCGCTAATCTAATCGGTCGATTTGTCGATATGAAACTTGACGAGAGGGGATTCAACGATCAATTCCTCGACCCATTGTCTTTCGATGAGCGATACCGATTGGTCGAACACGAGGTTCAGTTCAAGGCTGAGACAACCGAACTCATTTATTTCTACAAGACGAAGAGACCAGCCAACGAGCATTGGGTCACGCACCTTTTCTGGCGCGATGTGGTCGGCAATCTCCCGGTTCAGCATTTCCCATTGGCGCGGATAATCACCAAGGCTAAGACGAACCTCGTCTTCCACGATTCTCCTATCTTCAATGTGCTGACGAAGAACGGCAAGCCCGACAAGAAAGACCAGAAGATTCTCGATGAGTGCTTTGCCGAGAACGAGATTATCAACCTATTGCGCGACTCGTCCGATATGCGCTCCTATTCTGGCGGAGTCGGAATCGTCCCGGTCATCGACTACTCGTTCTCCCAGCACATCATTTGGAGAGCCTACCCTCGCGAACGGTGCCATCCCAACTTCAAGTACGGTCACATCGACTCGCTGATCGTCTATGACGAGTACTCGAAAGCCGAGGGAAGCAAGACCCATAAGTTCGTGCTCGCGACCGAGTACGGAAAAGGCTACATCGCCTACAAGTTGTTCGATGAGGCTAATCCGAGCAAGCCGAAAGAGGTTTCGCTCCAAGAGTTGGACGAAACAAGCAACTTGAAGAATGTCATCTTTATGGAGAATGGGATGCCGTGCATCAAGAATTGCTTCCTCTATGTCCAGAACAACATCAATGGCGAATCGGACTACCAAAACCTCATCGATGACTTCTCTTCGCTTGACGAGTCCTATTCGGCTTTGACCGACCTCATCCGCAAGGGTCACATCAAGACCTACATCCCGAAGTCCCAAGCGGTTAGAGACCCCAAGACCGGGGAGAACCTCACACAAAGCGACTTCACCGACAATGTTTCTTGGATTCCGATGGCTAACCCAACGAACGCTCCATACAAGGTAGAGCGCGATTTGGTTGCACTCAACGAGAACGAGCAAGCCTTGGTCAACGCTTTCAACGAGACATTGAACCACGCGCTTCTCACCACTGGTCTTTCCCCCGCCACAATCGGTTTGGACGGTGCCGGGGCTGACTCATCGGGTCTCGCTTTGAACATCCGTGAGCGCGTTTCGATGCGGACTCGCGCTGAGGCGATAGGTCTTTGGCAAAAGGCTTTGACCGATTTGGTCACCTTGACCATCCAATTGGAGTTGGGCAATTCCACCACCGACAATCCCGACCCCAATTCGCCTGCATCGGTTGCCGATAGACCATCAACGATCAACCTCGGTGCTTTCACCGGGCAAGTGTCGGTTCAGTTCCCAGAATACGAATCCCCTACCTTCGACCAAAAGGTGACATCGCTTTCGGCGGCTTTGACGGCTGGTCTCATCGACCGCGAATCCGCCTTGAAGCAACTCTACCCAGACAAGAAGGATGACGAGATTAAGGCGATGCTCATCGCCATCGAGGGAGGTATTCCGTTGAGCCAAGCCGAGATTGAGCAATCCGAGGAGAAGGAAAAGCTCAAAGACGGTGAGAGCGAATCCGATAAGAAGGACAAAGAAGAGGATTCCGATGGAGATTCCGATGAAGACGATTCGGAAGACGATTCCGAAGACGATAAAAAGTGACCGCTATGAGAATCATGCAATGGCTCAAAGGACACAAAAAGGAGATACTCAAATCACTTTTGCTTGTCCTGATTGTCGGTGCTATGGCTGGATGCGGTTACGGAATATTGCGCTTGTGCGGTTTCTCATCGCAAGAGGACTTCATCCGCTTGCGCGATGACTTGGGAGATTCGATTTGGTTTTGGCTCGTCATCGCCGCCCTCCAGATTTTCCAAGTCATCTTCATCCCGGTCAGCAATCAGTTGGTGACCGTCCCTTGCGCCTTATGCTTCCAAGACGAGCTTTGGAAGGTTTTCTTTACATCGTGGCTTTCCATTTGGTTCGCAACGATGATTCTTTGGGCTATCGGCAAGTTCGGTGGAAAAAAAGTACTCGCTTGGATATTAGGTGACAAAGAGCAAGTTGATCGTTGCTCGAAGTGGCTTTCGAGGGGATGGATTTTCTACCCTTTAGGAATGTTGCTTCCCCTCCCTGATGACATCGTGACGGTGCTTGCCGGGACTGCCGACTTCAAGTTTTTGTTCGTTGGCATTTGCTCGTTATGCACTCGCGCGATAGACATCGCTTGCTCCGTGTGGGGATGGGGCTATCTCACCAAGTTTTGGTGGGGTTGGATTGTCCTCTTCGGTGGAACTGCATTGCTTTGCGTTGTGACATACTTCTTCTACAAAATCGAGAAGAACCGCGAAAAAGAGGCGGTTGCCAAAACGGAATCGAAGAATTAACATTAGGTTGCTAAGACCGCCAAGTCTTAAAACTAGTGGAGGAACTTTATGTTCATTAAAAGCCCTGACGCTGGCGCAAGCGGTTCATCCGCCTCTGCACCCACACCGAAGGAAGGCAATCCAGCACCTGCACCAGAAAGCGGAAATCCGAATCCGAATCCTACTCCGACTTCTCCGAAGACCTATTCCGAGGAAGAGTTCAACCGGGCGAAGCAGTCCGCATCCTCTTCCGCCAAGAACGAGATTTTGAAGGAGTTGGGTATCACCTCGGTCGATGAGGGCAAAAACCTCATCCAAGCAAAGACAACGCTTGAACAAAAGGTTGCCAAGATGGAGACCGATGTCGAAGACATCAAAAAAGTTGCCAACACCGAGCATCAAAACGCGGTGATGACATCGCTTGGTGTGTCGAGCGATCATCTATCCGACCTTCGTATTCTCGCATTGGCTAAGGTGGGCGATGGCAAGGACTTTGCCGCCATCGCCAAAGAAGTCTTGGATGCCAATCCCCAATGGAAAGCAACGGCAGTCGTGCCGAAGCCAGAAATCGGAGGTCGCTCCCAAGGCGGTCAGCCGAATCCACAAGGCGGTTCAAATCCAGCCCCGGCAAGCGATTCGCTGAAATCAAAGTACCCTTGGTTAAAGTAATTTGCCAATGAAAGGAAATTATGGCTCATTTCGCAAATGGCTATGAGGGCGATACCGTCTCTCTTAACTACATTCTTCAGGCTCAGTCGCACGAGGATGTCTTCATCCCCGGTGTCACCGAGAACCCGAACATCTCCGTTTCGGTCTCTGGCGAGGTCGCTTACATCGACATCCCTGCCGATGCATCCATCGGTGAAGGAACCGTTGGCGGTAAGGTCGAGTTCAGTTCCAAAGGTGTCAGCACCCACCAGATTCCGATGACCACCGCGCTCACCATCAGCGATGTCATTCCGCACGCGAACTTCGCCACGGTTGCCGCCGATGTTGTCAATTCTCGCTGGATTCAGCAAACCGAGAAACTCCAAGACACGATGAACCTCAAAGCATTGACCGCGGTCAAAGCCGCCGCCACGAAGTTCACCGATGCCACCGCCCTCACCTCGGCCAACATCTACGAGACCATCGTTAATGACATCAAGGAGTTCGAGACCAACACCACCAACAAGGCTCTCAAACTCAAGCCGACCGGGATTATCGTTGGCGCGACCGCGAAAGCACTTTTGCTCAACGCTCCGCAGTTCCTCCGCTCGACTGCCGTTGGCGATGCCGCCGTCACTGGTGGCATCATCGGCTCTATCGATGGCAAGCCCGTCATCGAATCGGTCGAACTCGATGCCCTTGGCGCGGACTACCTCATCGTCAACTGCCTCGGAATCGGCGTTCCGAGCAATGTCAACTCCGCGAAGCAATTCGATGCGACCCCCCTCGGCTACATCGATGGCACTGCCTTGGCTGGCGAAGTCGGCTATGGTGTCTATGCCAATGCCTCGTTCGTCTTCTATCACAAAGGCGCGTAACCTTTTGCGGTGAAACTAGACCTCTCTTCGGAGGGGTCTTTTTTATATTCGATGGAAAGTTTATCCGTTTGAACTTAGAATAAAGGAAATCGAGGTAACCAATATGCCGTTGTTCACGAACGATAAGAAGATGGCTTACGACATCGAAAACCACCGCTATGTGCTGACCGATGACGGATTCAAAGCCTATTCGGGCTATTCTTTGAGGGAAAAGCTCGACACGGAAAGCAAAGACCAAGACCTCACGGTCAAGTTCTTCCTTGAACGCGCATCGGAGAATGTCTATGGCTTGCTGACCTCTATGGCGCGGAACGAGAGGTCTTGCCTTTGCTATCTAGCCCAGCCTGAGAACCGCCAAAGAATCTACCAATGCCTTTGCCGAGAGGCATCGGATATGATGGTGAACAATGCCGACCTAAGCGAATCGAACAAGGACGGGAAGCCGTCTTGCTCGGTCGGTCTCCAAAACCTTCTGGAGCCTTTGTACGGAAACTATCCTTTGTGGATGGACTTTTCCTATGGGGAGGATTACTGATGTCTTGGATTGAGTGCCGCTCGAAAACGCAATACAACCGAACCGGGTACTTGATGCAAGACCAAGTTCCTTGCCTTTTCAAGTTCAAGTGGCTAGACGGTGGCGGTGTGTCGGACGGGACGATGATGCAAGGGGCTGAGGTTCAAAAGCAAATCGAGCGCATCGAGACACCTTCAACCCTAAAGTTCGACAATATGTCTTTGCTAAAAATCGATGGCATCCTCTACAATGTCGAAAGCGTTTCCGATTCAGCCAACCTCGATGCCAATGGCGAGTTCCGTGGCAAATCGGTCACGATCAGGCAACTGACCATCGCGCGGAGGATTTGATGACCTACGAAGAGTTCGAGAAGGAACTCCAGATGTTCCTCGCCAAAGAGGTGGCGATGATTCGCAAAACACTTCCTTACAAGACCGGGCTACTCAGCGGTCAAATCGGAAGCGGTGGATTCCATCTCGAAAAGACCGCGACAGGGTTCGACATCCTCATCGACACATCGAAGGTGTTCTACGCGCCTTATGTCGATGACCCCAATTGGCGGAGCAAGAAGACGGGGAAGCCAAAGCGAACCGCTGACTTCTGGAACAAACTCGTTGCGACTAGGATTCAAACCGATTTGGTCGCTTGGCTCAAATCGATTGGCACTATCACCGATGGGGAGGGAAAGAAATGAACCCAGAAGAAGAAGAGCCTAAGAAGCCTTGTGCCGATTCGTCCCACGAACCGACCGATGCCGAGAAAGAGGATTTGTTCAGGGAGGACAACTCGAATGACACTGATGAGCTTTTCAAAGGTCGTTGACTACATCAAGCAAGTTTGGCTCGATGCGGTCTCCTTTTGCCAAGAGAACTATGCCGATTTTCCGCAAGACTACTCAGCCGGGAACGGATTGGAGGCGAAGCCTTACTTCGATGTGCGATTCGCTATGGACTCCACCGACTTCAAAGGCGCGATAACCGATGAGAAAAGCGACACGCGGAAGCAATGCCGTTGCGATGCCATCATCCGCCACTCGGACGGTGTGAGAGACCCATCGTTGCCCATCGAGACATTCGCCCAGACGATCACCATCGAGATGACCTGCCCGGAGGAGCATCGCGAGATGCTTGTCCGCGTTTGGGATAAGTTCGGAGATTTGATGAAGTCAATCGCCACGAACATCGATTCGGTGGCTTGCCTCATCAAGACCGACAACCTTCCGAAGTTCGGTGAGAAGAAAGCGAACCTCGTCATCGATGGGATGGAGACCGCTGAGGCTTTTGTCGCTTCGATGGACACCATCCTTGTCGCTTTCCAGACCGCGATACTATCGAACGATGTATCGCTGAGTATGTCGGTTGTGTCATCCGATGACACCGACACACCAATCACCGACTCCGATGGGGCATCGATCACTGGAAAGGTCAATTTCACGCAAATGCAATACAAGTCGACTTGCGAGACTCGCGCTGACTCGCATCAGCGCACGACTTTGCGGTTCAGGCAAAACTCCAGACAAAAGATTATGCACTTGGAGTGCATCGCAACCACCTCGACAATCGACACGGCTTTGGTGTCCGACATCGAGAACGGGACTTACTTCGGGAAACTCTATTCGGTTTCCAAGACGAGAAGCGGAAAGACCGATACGGACTTCTATACTCTTCTTGACGGTGCCACCACCTATGTCTATGGTAGTTTGGTCGCTTTCGTTTGCGACTTCCAGCCGGGGTACTGATTATGGCTAACGAGTTCACTATCCACATCGATGTCACCGCATCGAAGTCGGAGTCGACCGACAAGGAAAAGCTCGACAAGGTTACGAAAGGGACTGACACCGCTTCCTCATCCGACAAGAAAGAGAAGAAATCGGACGATGAGTTGAAGGACGGAATCAAGGCGGTTGTCATCTACAACTTCGCCAAGAAATCGGTCAACCAAATCGTCACCGCCCGTTTGTCAACCGTTGGCTCTCGCTATGGGGACGAGGCTTTGCAAAGTCGGATAGACAACGCGGTAAATGTCACCAAAGAGACCGGGGGATTCGTCCTCGGTGTCGCTGCCGCCGCCAAAGCAGGCGGTGTGGTCGGAGCGGTTTTGGCGGTTGCCGCCGAAGCCTTGGCTAAGACCATATCGATGTACCAGAACGCGGTTGATTACACCGCAAGCCGTATGGAAGACGAAAGGGAAATATCCCGAAAGGCTGAACGGCTCGGTGTCGTGGCTTCCGGGGCCGGAAGGAGAACATACTGATGGACTTGATGTATTGCGAGGCTAATGCCTCGAACCTCTCAAACGCTAGGGGATACAATTCTACCTACAAGAAAATCGTCATCAAAAAAGGCGGTTCTATCCAAGATGCTTGCTACGGGATGACCATCCATTGGGATGTGTCGCAAGACTACGAAGGATATGGTCGTGAGGAATACGCTAACGGAAACATCGTCTACACGGGCGATGGCGAATACCAAATCGATTGCGGTCGGATGACGATCAATCTTTCCTTGTCATCGCTCGAAAGGGGAACCGTTGATTTGCTCATCGGAGGGGACTTCACATTCAACGGCTCTTCGGATATGCACACATCTCGGTTCTACGGAGTGACATCGGCAAGCGCGGTTTTGGCTTGGGACAAACTTCCGACACCTTCTATGACCTTCTCTCCTTTGTCGGTGAACTATGGCTCTTATGGTCGGCTCAAAAAAGGGAATGTCGTTGTCTCAGGTGCTACATCGAACGAGATTGGGTACGCTCCCAAATCCCTTTTGATCGAGGTCACCGAGGTCGGGACATCGAACGTCTACTACCTTTCGCTCTCAGCGAACAACACCTCTTGCCAAATCCCGGCATATCCTTGGAACGCTAGATACCGCGTTAAGTCAATCTACAACGGGACTCACAATTGCTCCTGCACCTACGCTTCGGCAAGCGTTGGCGGAACTCTTGGCACTTCGTACACTTCCGGGGACTTGGATTCCGATTGGAGCGCGTATGTAGACAATGACGGTACTTTGGCAACTCCCACCATCGTGGCATCGGCTTCCCCTGCCAAGGTGTCTTGGAACATCGTTGACGGTGCGATGTACATCGAGGTCATCAAATCGGATGGGACTAAGAGCAAACTCCAAACGACAACCAATCCGAACTATTACGCTTTCTCATCGTCCGAGCTTTCGAGCGGAGTGTCGGTGACGATCAAGGCATATTCCCCGGCTTACGGAGGAAGCGAAAGGGCAAGCGATGAGTCAAACTCAATCGCGGTGTCAATCGTTTTCCAGATGCCCCTACCATCAAGTTCTCATCGGTCGGAACATTGTCGGTAGTTTTGCCTAACCACGCGAGTTCATACGATGTCTATGACGGTGATTCGTTGCTAGGAAACTCATCGTCTAGTTCATATTCGCTCGGAACGATGAGCGTTGGCACTCACACCATCACGGCTAAGGCGAAGGGAAACCAAGACCAAACCGCAAACGATGGTAAGGTCACCATCTACTCCGGGGATTCGGTCGCTTCGTCTTCGGTCACGATGACCGTATCGAAGTTGGAAACCCCAACGATGGACTATTCCAACTCGGTATTTTCGTGGGGGGCGGTCACCAATGCCACCGAATACCGAGTCTATCTCAGCGGAGCATTGGTTCAGGATTCGGATGCGACTAGTTACACACCTACCGCAACGAGCGGTTCGGTCACCGTCACCGCGCTAGGTCAGTCTACCTATGCCGATTCAACAAGCACACTTTACATCGATTCCGACCCATCGAACGCGATAGGGTTCGGCACTATCGCAAACCCTGTTCTATCCAACTCCGACAACACCTTGTCTTGGGGAGCGTGCGAGAACGCTTCGTCCTATTCGGTTTTCGAGGACGGCTCAATCATCGCCACGACCAACGAGACTTCCTTCACCATCAAAGAGGTCGAGGAAGGAACTCACACATTCTATGTGGTTGCCAATTCGATAAGCCCGACCATCGAGCCTAGCGGTCACTCAAACTCCGTGAGCATCGTTTGGACTCGATTGGAGAAGCCTACAATCGTGTCGGACATCGATGGAGATAACATCACCGTTCGAGGCTCTTATGGGGTCAATTGCGTAATCAAGTTGGACATCAACAATCGGCTGATGTCTTTCAGCGCGGACAATAGCGGTGAGCAAAAGGTGTCAATCTCGTCAAAGAACATCAAAGGCGAGAACTTGGTCATTTGCCGTGTGTTCTCAACCAATCCTTTGGTTTTGCCGTCTCCCCAATCGGATAGGCTTTGCTTTATGGTGGACAACAACGACACCACATACTACAAGGCTTGGATTGCCGGGAGCGGTTACGGAGTCCAACTGCCCATCAGTATGCTTTTCACGATGGACGAGACTCTCGACACCGGGAGTTGCATCCTCAACATCGATGACACCGCCACGATCAAAGAGCCCTTCGAGACCTATCAGCGTTTGCGCTTGATCGCGTACAATCCTGACGGAAGCGAGAAGAAGCGTTGGGATTGGCTCATCGAGGCGGACAAGGTAACCGCCAAGCAATACGGGGAATCGAAGAAGTACCTCCACGAAATCACCTTGATTGAACTGACCAAGGAACTCCAGCAAATCATAATGCCAGACATCGCCATCACTCAGCCTTTGTCTTTGGCTGGTCAACTTTCCGAGGAGGCGAGTTCGGACTCTTTCTCATCGCATTTGATGTGGGAGAACTCCAACGGCTATTCCGAGACACCTTGTTATCACGAGTCGAGCGGAGGTTTGCACAACAACCATTGGCGCATCGAGGTTGGGGCGGATGCCAACGGAAACAAATACTCGAACATCAACACGAATGGTTTGCTCTCGAAGGTGGCGGTCGGATACAATGCCATCCTCCCTGATTGGAACATCAGCGGAATATCGACCGTCCACCATAAATCGTGGTCTATAACTGGTTGGGTATGGCACGATGACTTCTCCGACAAGAAAACATTCCATCCCCACAAATATTGGTACATCCGAAAACGCGCCGACTCATCAGTAGCGAAATGGACTAAGGAAGAGGCTTTGTCAGCCATCAAGGAAAACTCATCCGCTTTCATCGCCATATTGGATGACACCAACCCGGTGTCGCAAAAACAATTCGTATTCGATGATGGATACGGTGCAGGGATTTACGACATCTATCTTTATGCCGAGCCTTTGTACGATGCGAGATTAGGAAAGACTTTGTACGATGGGGAAGACCAATGGCTTGCCCGTTCGCCCAACCTTGTAGGTATGGCTGGGAACACCGTTTTCGCCCATTCGAGCGAGTTCCTAGTTTGCTTCACGACCGAAATATCGTTGGCTGAGGACGGAAATGTCAGCGACCAAGACCCCAATGCCTACACCATCGGTAAAGCGTTGGACAAGATTGTCGCATCGGTTGAGCCTCAGCGCATCATCGATGGCTCTTTGAAAAACCCGAAGTACTCGTGGAATCTATTGGGTCACTCGAACGAGCTTTGCGATGAAGCGACTTGGAGCGGAGGGAAATCCCTCTATGAGATTCTCCAAGATGTCGGTCGGCAATTCGGTGGCGTGCCAAGGCTGAACTCCGACTATTCAATCACATTCGACATTATGGGGGAGACTTGCGTTGGCAACCGCTCTTTCTCCGACCAAGACAACCTAACGACCGGGGACTCCTCTATGGACAACCACGCTTCCGCGTTGGTCACTCAGGCGAAGAACATCGTTTCGAGCGATCATTGGGAGACCTATCCATACGAAGGAGGATGGATTGCCCCTCGCTCATCGGACGATAGTTCGCCTTATGTCACTCGCTCGAATTGTTGCATCAAACTCCCTCACAAAATCCATCAGTTGTACTCAATCGAGTGCAAGGATATGAAGCATGGCGGTCGCGAGTACATCGTTTTCATCGTTGGCTCGACCCAGATGTGCCTTGAATCGGCTATGTGGAATCTCCTAACCGAGACCGAGGACGGCAAGGGTATGTGCCTTTGCTACACTCGCGGAGACGATAAGATTCTCAATCTAGGAGCGTTGTCACCGAGGAGCGAGACCGAGACCATCTTCGGGTTGGCTCCCGACTCTTATGTCATCGGGAACATCCTGAAACACCTCAGCGGTAGCACCGACCTAAAGGCAAGCGACTTCGACCCCAACCAACTTTTGTTCCGCGTTGTTTATAGACCTTATGTCGATGAGGTCATCAAGGCGGAGCAACCAGACCAATCGTCCGAGAGGGCGCACTCGGTTTCCGCTTTCAACCAAGACTCCAACACGGTGTCCGACAAACGCTTGGGCAATGTGATGGAGAACAAGGCTTCGCGCTTGGGCAACAACTCCTTCCAGCGGATGGTTCGCTATGACGATGTGAACTCCTCTCCTGAAATCGGTCAAACCGAGGTGGTCGATGGCGATACCTACTATGCCGACAAAATCAACATCATCATCGACAAGACCTATTGCGAGGCTACTCTTTCGTTCACGAAGAACCGCAACAACATCGACCCTCGTGTCGGTGTCCAAAGCGAATATCGCCAATACGAGATTTACGGGGACAACTATGTCTTCCATCAAGTCACGACCGATTCCTACGCCATCGTCTCGAAGACGGCTTACTCAAATGCCGACACCGAGCTTTCGAGAAAGGCTGACTTCGGTATGGCTTCCGCCATCAGCGGTTTCTTCAATTCCGACTCGGTGAAGAGACCTTCGGACTTCTACATCACCTTCAACGATTGCGAACTGAAAGACACCTATCAGTCCATCTCCGTGTCCCATTCTATCGGAGGAGGTAAAAGCGTATCCATCACCAAGATGGCGAAGTACGGGACGGCTATGATTCCGACTTCGGTTCTCGCATCGCGCACCATCAAAGCGACCATATCGCAATTGAGGCGCATCCCATTCGGCGGCACTTCGGATGTCGCGATGAACTACGGTGTCGCTCTCCACGCTGAGTACAAGGCTATCGGGAACTCGGTGACCTTCTACTGCAAGGCTTTGGACAACTACTCGTTCGGTACTTCCGCAACGCAAGAGGAGACCAATGCCGACCCCAACGCAATCGGAGGCTCTGGGAAGTATGTCGTTCGCGATGTCCGCTATGTCGATGACTTGGGGCGAGTCCCGGAGGTCAATGTGGCATTGGGGACGATCAACGACACTCGCATCGTGTGGAATCCTTCGTCTTGGTACTTTGTCTTGGCGCGAGACTCGTTATCGCCATCGGTAATCGGTCGGAGGCTTCCGCTTTCCGAGTACACTTTGTCCCCTCTCTCCTATATGGAGAACTATGTGATGAACGCGCAATACTACATCGCAAAGGACAACCGCGAGGCTTTGTCCTTCCAATACGCTTGCCACTTCATCAGTTTCGACCCAGACATCCGCGTGCGCCCGGCTTTGGCTTCGCACATCTATCTCCCCGACAAGGGAAACCAAGGTAGCATTATGCTCGTCTATCTATCCAACGACCCGATGACGAAAGAGGCTTTGTCCTCATCGGACTTCGCCCAAATCAACAAAGGTGAATCCTATGCGGAGCGGAATGGTAACATCGTGTCTTTGTTCCCGAACTCGACCGCCAGAAACGGATTGTCGGTTACCCCAACCGCTGACTATTGGGGATGGGCTTATGTCATAAATGACGGTCACATCCGACCGATGATCGTTGTCAAGCAAGCGATGACCGCCGGTAACACATACGCAATCCCAAAACTCGTCATCACTCTATCCGACTCTCTCCCTGATTGGAGAGACGAAAATTGATGTGTCAACTATGAAAGGAATAAATTATGGTGTATTTTGAAAATAACATAGAGACCGAACAAGATTTTTGCTCTAGGGAGGAATCAAGATGAAAACTCTTAGCGTGACCGTGGACGAGCAATGCCGAAAGACATCGACTTCCAATCTTTCGTTAGCCCAGAACTCATCCGACAATGCCCTCATCCTATACGCGAAGACCAAATACGCGAATGTCCGCGTTACATTCCGCTTCCCGACCGGGAATCTTTTCTACGAACTCCATATGGCTTATATGGGCTATGACGAGGACACATCGTGCTACAAGTACGGACTTGCCATCCCCTATGCCGTGACCAACTTCACGATTCCGAGCGCGACCGCAAGGATGTCGGTTTCCTTCCATTGCTGGGCCGAGGATGACACCTCGCGCGGAGGCGGAGCGGTTTGCGACACCGCAATCGTGGTCAACAAATCCTCAAACTCCGAGGTATACGACCCTTCCTACAACGGGACGGACATCGAGAACCTTTGGAGATTCCTCGGTCAGTTGTCAGCCGAAATCGCATCCGGGAAGAGCGTGTTGCACATCGTGTCCGCTTTGCCTACCGATGTCACCCCTTACGAAGAGGGGACTATCTTCGGACTGCAAACATCGACCGAGCTTTCGTTCTATCGCCTCACCTCTGGAATCATCACCTCAATGGGCTATGGACTCGTGACGGTAAAGGCGAAGTTGGATGACCACTCGTCAAGGCTTTCTTCCGCTGAGGCTATAATCGTCTCTCATACTAAGGAACTTGCGGACATCGCATCGGAGGAAGGGACTCACATCCATATCAAAGAGGATGCCGATGGCAATGTCTATGCCGATTACTCCAATGTCTCATTGGGTTCTTCGGTCGCTTCATCGCAACTAATCAACCGAGCCGATGCCGCCGCCATCATCGCCAACCTAGCCACGATCAACACGGCTTTGGTCGCTTATGCCGGGTTGGAGAACGCTAACTCTCAGGAAATCGGATACATCGAGAACGGAAACAAGATAGTCGGTCACGCTTCGTTAGCCGACCGAGCGACCAACGATTCCGATGGTCATCCAATCTATGCCACGAAATACGGTTGCAAGGTAACGCTGACTTATTCGCAAAGCGATGGCAAACTAACCGCGCACTTGTTCAATCAGGCGAACGATGAGGTCAGTTCCGCTACTTACGACCTTCCGACCGAACTCATCTTCGACAACCAAGGATACGATGCGACTCGCAAGGTATTGTGGTTTCATCCGACCGGGAAAGCGGTCGGGGATAATGTCGAAATCGATGTGACCGATTTGTTCGATGTCTATAAGGGGTCGGACAACGGGACTATTCTCATCGATGTAAAGAACAATGTCATCGCCGCCACAATCGATGACGGCTCTATAACATTGGAAAAGCTCTCGACCGCGTTGAAGTCCACCATCGATGGCTGGGCTACCGCTGAGAGCAACCGAGTTTCAGCCGAATCTACTCGCGCCCAGAACGAGACCGCCCGTCAGTTGGCGGAATCGGCTCGCGTTACTGCCGAGAACGCTCGCGCGGAAGCCGAAGCGAAGCGAGAGGCTAATTACACTCTATATCGAAACGCTGACGGAAGAGTTTGTTGCCAATACGACAATCTAAAGGTTGTCGGTTAAATTAAATCCAAGGAGGAATTATTATGGCAATCACTGACGAAGAGAAAATCCTAATCAACCACAAAGACGGTCAGGACATCGCAACGGCTATCAACGGAGTCGCTTCCGCCATTTTGGGTAGCGCGACAACCGCTGACCTCACGATGGATAAGGTCAAAGCGTTAATCCGCTTGGGGGTAGCACCCAATCTCATCAAGGTCGGGGACGAGTTCACTTTCAGCGAATCCCCTTCCTTAGCGACTTTGATCGCCGGGAACACCGTTGAGAACGCTACCACGGCTATCACCACGCTCAATTGCACCTTAGCGACATTCGTTGCCAAGGTCGGCTCTTCGAGCGGAATCAGCAAGCAATTCTATTACTATGGCGGAGCGTGGCACATCGATTCCATCACGGGCGATGTCGTTACGCTTTCCGATTATGGCATCACCTATTCCGGGACTGCCAAGGCGAACGATTACATCTTGGTCGCTTTGTCCTCATCGAAGTTCACTACGCAAGTCGCTGACTTCGACCATTACACCTTGAAGAATCCTGACATAAAGCACCATATGGTTCTCTCGTTGAAGCAATGCATCCGCGATGCCCAGCAATTCGACAACAATCCCCAATTGGCTATCGCCAACACGATTGCCGTCATCCCGGCTGGGAAATACAAAGTAACAACGAAGACCGCCGGGGACAACGACCTCGTTGCCGATGGTGTTTGGGTTTTCACCACCTCGAAGGACATTCCTTTGAACGGAGGTGTTTGGTTCGATAAAATCGGAAATTGGTACGATGGTTCAGTAACAAAGACAACGAATCTTCCTACCACCGCCAAGACTTATGCCGCCGACCATAGCACCGTCTTGGAGACTTTGAGTTTGACCGCTTACAACTCCTCGACCGATACCGATGCGGTCGACCTCGGCACTTTCTCTCGCGAATACGATTCGACCATCACCTACAAGACCGCCTATGGCTATCTCAACTTCGCGCGTAGGGTCGCTTGCGGTAGCGGTGACTATGCCTCGTCCATCTATCGTCAGTGGCTCAATGCCACGACCGACAAAGCGACTTGGCTGAAAATCGCGACCATCTTCGACATCAAGCCGTCCAATCTCTGGACTGACCAAGTTCCGGGATTCGGATACCAGATGGACACCGACTTGATGGGCGCAATCCAAAAGACCAAAGTCACCTACTATATGTGCGACTCCGATTACAACCTTATGACCGCGCTCGGATTGAGCGTGCCTCCTCAGTACCTCAATGTTAATGGTGTCACGGTCAGCGGTCGGACGATCACTTGCGAGGACTACTTCTTCCCCTTGTCAATCGTTGAGGTCGGATTGGGGAATCAGTGGAATGACGATGTTGCCGGGAACAAGGTTCTCGCCTTGTATGACGGTGCCACCAACAAAGACCGCATCAAATACTTCGGAACTACCGCGAGATATTGGTGGCTTCGTTCCACCCCACCCGTGGACTGCCACGGTGCCGCCATGGTGAGTCCGGATGGGTCGTTGACACCACGGTGCCACATTCCTACGCGGTCGTTCCCGCTTGTTCGATTGGATAAACAATCCTTTAATCCAAGCCCCATTCGCGTTTAGCGATGGGG